GAGGTAGGTTCGTTAATGTCAAGATAGAAAATGATTCATCATCTGAATCATGGCGTTTTGGCACTTTTAAAATAGATGTACAACCGGATGGTAGAAGATAATGTCAATAGCTAGATTTTTACAAAGAAACACACAACCAAGTTTATTTCGACAATATCAAGATTATTTAAATCAAGCTATGCCAGATATTTCTGGTATATTTCAACCACCACCTAAAACAATAGGACCTGTAACTAAATTACCAATTGAACCAAAACCAGGAGTCACTCCTCAATTATTAGAATTAGTGGGTGGTGGAGATAATTATAGTGTTTACAATCCTGATCCAACTAGAACAAGAACTAATTACATAAATCCTTTTCCATTTAATCCGGACGATAATTTAGGAACATCAGATTACGGATACATTGAACCAAGAAGAGATGGTATTCTAGGTTTAATGGATGCAGGTGTTGATTATTTAAATAATTCTCTTCTTGGAAGAGGATTAAAAGCAGTAAGAAATATGCTTCCTGTAAATCCAAGAGCAATATTAGAAAATGAATTAATTGGCAAAGGTATTATGCTAGATGATATTGGAAGAATTGTAACGAATGATTATAATACACCTGAAGGTATCATGGCTGGATACAATGCAGCTAAAATGGATGCAAGCACATTTGATGATAGAATAGCAAACATAGAAAAAACAATAGCTAGAAAAACAGCAGCTGATCCTAATTACGATCCTAGTAATTTACAAAATAGAATTGAATT